GCAAAATCTGCTGCAAGGAAATCTAATCTTATTCCTGTCTTTACAGCTACGAATACTACTAGTGCTGCTACGACTGCTTGTTTAATTTGTTTAGCCATCTATTCGCCAAACTCCAAGAACTTTTACACCTGTTTTAACACCAATACAATCATCTGTTGGTGTTAAGATATACATACCATCACAAATACCTACTAGTTGTGAATCTTCCTCATATACAACTAGATCTCCCTTTGTCATAAAAGCAGGATTAATTTGATTAAGTCTTTTTGAGCTACAAGCTTTTTTAATACTATTAAATAAATCACCACCATATTTTTTTATTGCATTCATTGCAGTCTTTTCGTTTTTCCATTTAAGAGTTTTTGGTATTAGATCTTCTTCTGTAATTTCCTTTATAAGTGCATTTGAAAACTTACAGCAATCCCATGTACCCCATGCAAAAGGTTTGTTTTTATGTTTATCAATAAAAGAGTTAAATCTTATTTCCCAATCTAATACTTTTTTCATTATTTTTGTACGCTATTTGTTGCAACGCTATCATTTCCACGACCTGCTCCTCCACCACCACCAGTCGTACCACCACCAACAGCATCAGATGACTTACCCCATACTATTTCTTTATCTTGTAAAGAAGCAACTCTATTAAAACCAGTATCTCCTGAATGCAGGTAATTTTGAGATTCTTTTGTGTATCTAAAATTTGATGGTCTATCTAAATCAATTAGTCTATTCTCAGCATCAATAGTTATATTAGATCCATCAGGCGTATCTGTAATTGATAAAGTTGTCATTCTGCCTTTGAACAAAACTAGCGTACCAGCTACTTCATTGGTTTTACCCATTAGATAACCAAGAAACAAAGTTATAAATCTGTTTTGATAATTTTCTGTCAATGCAAGATTAAGAACTGTAGTGTCCATACCTGATATACCTACAGTTAGTCCTGCTGATTTAAGATCAGTGCTTTCTTCTACATTTCCAATAGATAGCAACTCACCAGCACCTGTATAAGATTCACTACTTATCGTTAAATCATCAATTCCTGTCCATAGTCTTACTGCACCTGAGTCAAACTCTGCTTTAATAGCAAGAAACATTGCTTGTTCATCTGCACCTAGACGATTGACAATAGAACTATCTAATCCTTGTCTTGTAGCCATCTAAATTACCTCAGTGCAAGAAAAACTTATACCATAGTTTGATATTCTATCTGCAGACCAACTAACCTCGTTGCTCGTTAATCTAAAATTACCTTTGGGATTTGTGAATACTACATGATGACCAGTTGCTAAGTCAGACCTAAGTTTAGGCTGTATTTTTACTCCATAAAAATCTTTACCACTATCTGTAGTTGCAGTAGCATCTTCAGTGACCATAACGAGTTGTGCAGGTGTACCAGTGGTAGAAGCAGAAGATTGTATTTGTAAATAATCACCCTTTTTAATAGTACCTGTCGCACTATTTGTAGATGCTAGTAAATTCAAACCAGTAGCACCTTTAACATTGCTTCTTACTTTACAACTTGCAGTATTAGATTCAGTGGTTAGATCAGAATCAACAACAACTACAGTTGCACTGGTAACAGTAGTGACTTTATGCGTACCATTGTTTTCTTCATTTGTTGCACCTGTGACTACAATAAAATCACCAACTTTAGTGCCTGAAAATGTTGATGAACCTGCAGTGATTGTAGAACCACTAAATGATAATTGTACTGATGTATTATTTGTTCTTAATTCTGATGTTAAGAAAGCAGTAGAATATGTACCTGTATTACTTAAAGCATCAGGATCAGTAAACTTGAATGTATTCACTGGTCCATTAAGTTCCAAAAGAAAAGATTGCCAATTTAAAGCTACATCTCTTCGCATGGGTGGTAAAGAAACTTCTGCATTCCAACTTACACCATCAAACTCTTGTGTTTTAGTTTTACCTGTAAAAGGCGATACTGTTGTGCCTACTGTTCTAACAAGAGAAAAGTTACTTGTAATAAAGTTTGGTGTTGTAGGCATTGTTATTAATTTAGCCACCTTGTAATGCTCTCCTAAAATTACCACCTCTCATTGCAGATTCTGCAACTGCACCTTTTGTTACATCTGCTATTTGTGGCATGAGTTTCATAACCTCTGCTCTTACAGTAGGTACAACACCAGTAGCAAAGTTTATTGATTGATTTATTACTGTAGTGCCACCTCCCATAGCATTTCTACTATTCATATTGTTCATAATAGTACCTCCACTATGAGGTATAAATATTTCTGGTCCTCGTTCTCCAACAACTGTTGGCATTCCTTTTTGAACAGTTCCTCCACCAGCACTAAAGTCAAATGTTGGTAATGCGTTCATATTATCAGCATCTATTTGACCCTTAAAAACTGCGTTTAATATTTTATTAATTACTGCCATTTGCATAAATGTAGAAATAATTTGTGATACTAAACTTTTTGAAAAGTTTTTAAAACTTTCTAATGCATTTTGTCCTTCTAATAAAGCATTTACAAAATCATTTGTAAAAGATAAAGACATACTTTGTATAGCAGGTGCTAATACTTCTTGAAATGATTTAGCAGCTTCATTAGAATCTTCTGCAAGTTGTGTAAAAACTTCACCTAATTGTGTTTCATTTAAAATACCAAATTCTTCTAGTCTTTCTTTATTCTTTTCAAATATTGCACCTAGATTATCTTGTGCAATTGATAAAATTTCAGTATTACCTTTGGATTGTATTAGATGTTTTTCTACAATTCCAAATGCTTTTGCTAATTGACCTTTTATTAAGATACTCTGTTTTTCTGCTTCATTAAGTTTTTTTTCTGTATCAAACGAAACTATAAATTCATCTACTAATTCAGACTGTGCATCTTTTAAATTTCTAATTAAACTCATTAAAGCTAGTATCTTTTTTTCTCTTGCCCTAGCTTGTTCACCACCTTGTCTCATTGAAAGAGGTTGACTTTGTAAATCAGCGATTCTTTCTTCTAATCTAACTATTTCATCTGCGACTAAATCTAAATCTTTCTCTGTGTCTCCAGTCAAAACAATTCCTATACCCTCACCTCTGCTTGTAGCTAAAAATTGTGCAAACCTTGTCGCTAAACCTGCCATTGTGTCAGATAATTCTTTAAGTCCATCTGCAAGACCACCTTCCAAAATTTCATTAGTAAGTTGTTTAAAAGCAATTTCCATATTTGATGCTTTGGTGGATAAATTATCCATTTTGTTTTCCATTGCACCACCGAATTGTCTTTCTAAACTTGCAATAAGTGCTTGTACAATTAAGTCTGCACCTTCAGCAGTTGCACCAAAATCACCAAGTTCCATTCTTGATAAACCTAGTTCTTGTTTAAGTCCACCAAATACATCAATACCTCTATCAGCGATCATATTAAGTTCTTCTAAACCTAATCCACCACCAGCAGACCTTTGTACTGTTCTTATCAATGCATTGAATACACCTAATTGGTCTGTTGATGTACTAGCTGTATCAGCAAATGTACTTAACATATCATTCGCAGGTTCAATACCTGCAGATTTTAGTGCGATAAATGCTTGTGCTATTGTTTCTACCTGAAATGGTGTTGTTTGTGAAAATTCAAGTATTCTGTCCATAGCATCATCACCTGCTTTGATGCTACCAAATACTGTGTCTAATGAGTCTTTTAAATCCTCAAACATCATAAAGGTATTAGCCATACGACTTATTGTTGCACCCAAAGTAGCAATACCTGCAACTGCAGCTAATGCACCTACTTTAACTTTAGATAAAGAACCTGCCATACCACCAAAAGCAGCACCACCTGCAGCACCTGTAGTTTTTAACTTACCTTGTATTTGGTTTAAATCTTTTTTAAGCTGTTTTGTGTCAGCTTTTATCTCAATTACAAGTTGATCTATTGTTTTACCAGTAGCCATTAGTCAGGGTATAACTCCATCATTTCTTCTAGTCTATCTTTAGTCATAGGTTCATCAGGTTCATTTGTACCATGAAAATTTTTAAAACCTTTTATAGCAAGATACATCTCACGAGGAGATAAGTTCCAAAAGTCAGTAGGTCTCATATTCATCATTCCAATGCAGATTTTTACATAATCTGCCCAGTTGATGCTAACAGGGTTCATGCTACTTGTTCTTTTTTTTTATCTTCCTCGTCTGAGTCGTTATCGGTTAATGTTGCAGCTAAGAGTTTAGCTACTTCGGTTGATGCTACTACTATTCCTACTTCTTGAATTATAGAGCCTATCTTTTTGTCGTCAAAGTCATTGCCACCACCTCTGAGTGCATTTCTTAAAACAACAATGAGTGTGCGAACACGCACTTTAGCTTCAGCAATGGCAGTAGCTAATTCTAAAATGCCTTTATCTAGTTCGTCTTCAATTCTTACTAATGCATCTATTGTAAGTCTGCATTTGTAAGTTTCTTTACCAAGTGTTAGAGGTATTTCACCCTTCAGTGGATTCGCCATCTGACTTTTCTCCTTTATCTAAAG